TTGCCAACAACTTCAAAATCAGGACCACGGATGGTCACAAACTCATTCATATTTTTAGCAAGATTCATTGCTTCTGCAAGTGTAAGAACCTTAAACGATTCTTCTTTTCCTATCACTTTAAACATATTTTCCTTAACTTGGTACCTCGACTGAGAATCGAACTCAGATGAACCAATTATCTGTTGCTTACGGGATATAAATCCGCCGTTTTACCATTAAACTACCGAGGTATGGCGGAAGGTAACGGATTCGAACCGTTGCGCCGATTTCTCAACGACAGTTTAGCAAACTGCTGGTTTAACCACTCACCCAACCTTCCATGTTACATTGTAGGACCGTTACCGTTCCTAAAACCTACTTCACCACCTTCTTCTTTGATTCGTTTGATAACATCCTCAAAAAGAATTGGCCTAAAATCTGTTTGCTCTACACATACACAATGATACCGTGGATCAACAACACCGTTCTTCATCACACGATTTGCATGAAGATGACCATGAATGTTAACACCGAAACGTCCTAGACTTTCTTCATGGATAGGAATATGTGACAGAATCATTCCGTTCATTACATGGTATGCACGTAGTTCACGGAAGTGAAGTCTATATTCATCATCACGAAAAATGTCGTGGTTACCTCGGATAAGAACCTTGTCGCCGTTCAGCCTGTGCATAATGCTCATTGCTTTGCGGTTAATAACAACGTCACCTAGATGATAAACTTTATCAGTAGGTTTTACTGTTTCGTTCCATGCTTTGACCATTGCTTCATCCATATCTTCTGGATTATCCCATGGCCTTAGTTTCGTAACACCATCGTTACGTGTGAAGCGGCATACACCAGCATGACCAAAGTGTGTGTCACTTACAAGAAATACTGCTGGCATATTGCCTCCTTATAAATTGGCGGAGAGCAGAGGAGTCGAACCCCATCCCATTTCTGAGAACCCAGTTTTCAAGGCTGGTCGGCGCACCAACGCACCTGCATTACTCTCCATATAGAAACACATTATGCCACGCTCTGAACCTGGACTCTTAGTAATGTGTTTTTATATGGCACCCGAGGTAGGAATCGAACCTACAATATCAGAGTCAAAGTCTGGTGTGTTACCACTACACTACTCGGGAATAAAATTACACTTAACTTTTTAAAGAACATTTGATTGATTTCTCAATCTATGCATAGAGTATAACAGAACCAATCTGTTTGTCAACCATGCTGTTGTAAGATTACAACACTTCCAAACAAAAACCCTCAGATTTTTTAGGTCTGAGGGTTGTGAAACTTTGGTTTTACTTTTACGATTTACCTTGTTACACTACCCCCTAAATGACCCCATGATTGATTATCACTACCAATAAACGGTGTGCGATACTCTGCTGTCAAGCAGGATTTCGAGAGGGTTGAAGGTATTTTGTTCATAGTGATATTATATAGGACTTTTTATGTCTTGGCAACAATTTTTTGAAAAATAATTTTAAATATTTCCCCATTTACCATGTTCAATTGGAACATAGTGTGCAGGGTCACGGACAATTTCAAACGTGGTTTCTGGCCATGTGACACCGTGACTTGCAAGGTGTGTTTGTATCAAATATTCGGGATTGTATTTGATACCTTGATTGTACATCTGGTCAAAATGATCCACTGCATCGGCATAAATGGACATTACATGTGGAAGTCCAATGGCAAATTGGTCATTAAAGTTTGGTTCATAACCAAGCCGTTGATTGTTTGGAGTGTATATTGTATTTGGTGATTCCAACAAACATCTATGTGCTAACTTCAAATCAATCGGCTCAGATAAACCTAAGTCTGTGCGAGAACGAATCACCAAATCATATGCATCAAGTTCCCTACGCCACATATCACAATACTGTAAGCATTTATATTGTTGCCAAACATTTGCTGGTGTGCTGTTATATGACTCATACTCTTTAGGTAAATCTTCTATAGCAGAAGGATCAAGAACCTCAATGAATTTGATTTTGTACCAAGGTGGGAGATGTGCTTGTAGTTTATCTCTGACTTGGCCAGCCAATTTTAAATCGCACCAATTCTCCGAGATTTTAGGGTCCCATCCAAATTCTCTACGCCAGAATACGATGTATAAATCAATTGCTGATTTAGTTAGATTTTGTAACTGTGAATCAAAGTCTATTGAGAATCGAGGATTACCCGTTAGAAGAAGTGCGGTTTTCATCTGTCAAATATTTCCATTTTATATCTTCTTTTTTTATTGGTGCATCGGGATTAGAGATACCCTCAAATACATCCCATAATTCTTCTTTAACTGCAAACTTAGTCCATAGTCCAGTTTCAAGACTATATGCTTCGAGTTCCCACGGATGTAGATAGTAATCTATAGCATCAGAATCTATTGAAATTCCTTTCCATTTGGAAAGTGTTTCGTTTGTTTCACCGTTAGCAAATTGTTTTATATGCACCATTTCATGTGCAAGTGTTTTTAATATTTCTGCGGCACCGAGCCATGGATGTATTTCAATTAAAAATTCTCTTGCTTTGTTTGAAGCATTGTATTCTTCTATCGAAGCGAGTGCCCAAACAGTTAATTTTGTATTGAACTTTATTGTGAGTTGTATATTGTCTCTAAGTCTTTTGGACTTTATTAAATTTTGAGCGTAAAACTCTACGGCCCTTTCAATAAAGGGTTTGAAATCTTTGTCTGGACAGTTAATTATTCTGACCTTCATTTTATCTCCAGTTACTATCAATATTTAGGTACTGGAAGATTTCGTATGGTGAAATTAAACTTGAGTTATTTGAACGCCTGATTTTTCGAGAAACGTAACGCCATCAGTATTCCGATAAGAGTTCCGATATAGAACACTGTTAATACCACTTTGGTAGATAAGTTTGGCACAGTCAAGACATGGAGCGTGGGTAATGAACATAGTAGCGCCAAGACCAGATTCTGTAGATTTAGCCAATTTGGCAATCGCATTTGTTTCAGCATGAAGTACCTCAGGTTTGGTGACTAAAGTTGGATTACTTTTTAAATCTAATCCATAATAGTCCTCGCAGTTGTTATCCCAACCGGAAGGCATTCCATTGTAACCAATAGAAATGATGCGGTCATCTTTTACGACAATCGCACCAACATGGAGTCTACGTGCTGAGGATAGTTCTGCGAAAACCTCAGCCGTTTTCATATATGCATCAATGAATTTTGGTTTCATAATTAAATGGTCCGGCGTGCAGGAATCGAACCCACGTTTAGGGAGTAGAAATCCCCTGTATTTTCCACTATACGAACGCCAGATAAATTATTTAGTGTAATCAATCTTATGTATGAGTTTATCAACATCCATCCAATAAGAACAGAATTCAGACTTATCATCTTTTAGACGATTAATCGTATCCGTCACACCTTCAGGTGTGGTTTCACGACCCTCGATGATTAGTTCACCGAGGAACTTTTGTGTTACTTCATCAAACTCACGATTATGTTCAGTCATCACCAACTCATCATAAGCATGTTCAAGCGTTTCCGCCTCAATAACATACTTGTTGCGGAAAGTAGTGAGAACGTCAATTTCAAATAATGGCATAATTAAACCTCAATGTATTGTAGTTGAAAATTGTCAGCACGGTCTTCGTAACCGTCATAACCCCGTGGATTGCAAACAATCCGAGTAGAACCAATTCTATAGTCAAACGTATCATGTGTGTGACCGTGTGTCCATACTTTAATCTGAGGACGATCCAAGATAAACTCGGAAAGATCAGAACTGTATGCACCATTTACCATTACATCACCTTGATACTTTGGCTTTGTGGAAAGTTTTGAAGGTGCATGGTGTCCAACAACAACAATCTTTTCGGACCCCATATACTTTGTTACTTCATCAATCAACTTCAACATCGCCTTGTGTTCAATTACAGAAACTTCTGGAGTAAATTTACTTGGTCGTGTATGAAATTCCTGACTCACCACATTTTGATAGTCGGTTGAACCATCTTCTTTGGTGCCATATACAGGAGACTTGAAACTCACCATCTCATTACTGTTTTCAATAATGCGGTAGTCATTCATGTAACCTTTGATACCATACAGAGTATTAGGGTCTTCCTTGTTCATATCAGTCCAAAGAGTGCCGCAGATAAAGGTCACATCACCAAAGGTAATGAATTCTTTTTCCATCACATGTATGTTAGGTAATCCAGACAAAGCACCACGTAGTTGGTCATAAGACTTAGCAATGTCTCCGTGGTAATGTTCATGATTACCCATAATGTAGATTACGTCTTTGAACTGCTCTGAGCAGTGTGTAAAGAACTTCATCCATTTTTCAGAACGAATACTTTCTGTAAAAGCCAAATCTTTGACAACGCAAATATCACCGGACAGGACTAATACATCAGCACCTTCGGTGTTATTCAATTCAATTGTCTCAAACTCCAAATGGAGATCGGATGCAAGTGCAAATTTCATTTTAATCTTCTTTCGCTTTAAAATTTAACAAACAGATAACCGACACCAGGAACCACCAAGGAGACCAATCATAAAATTGAACAACACACACAGTGCCGGCAAGTATGGCTAAATTATAACACAAAACCATAGCAATGTCAAGTGAATGTTTGTTCATTATGCCTTAACCTTTTCCAAGGAATCTTTACGCATATAGTGAATGGTTTGTGTGTTTGAGTGTGAGGGTACTTGTTTTACGACCGACAAAAATTCAACACCATCAATGTCTTTAGATGGCCAATGAGAATATGTGTAATACACTTCTGATAGAGAAATTTTATTACGGAGTTTAATTGGGTTATACATTTTCATAATCTAATCAACATAATTAAAAAACAAACAGCAAGGATTCCAAAAGTAAATGTCCGACCCAACAGTGCGCCTAGGAATGCACCTAAGACAAAAAGACTATATGAGGATAAGAAGATTTCCATGTTAGAATCCGAGTTACTTACAAGGATTCTAACAGACTTACATTATTTTGTCAAGTCTTTTGTTGTATTTTTGCTACAACCAATCTCAATTTTACGTGGTTTCTTTTCTTCTGGAATGATGTTTACCAGACTGATAACCAATAGACCGTCAGAGATATCGGCATCTTTTACCACAATGGTTTCAGAAAGTACAAATTTGTGGGAAAAATCCCTTGTACCGATGCCACGGTGTAGATACTTATCGGAAGTCCTTGCAGTCTTGATTGATCCATTCACATAAAGTTTTCCACCTTCTGAAGTGATTTCAATTTCATCACGTTTGAAACCCGAAACGGCAATTTCAATCGTGTAGTTTTCATCATCTTCTTTAAGAATGTTGTATGGTGGATAAGATTGTATTTTAGCACCTGTTGGAAGAAGGTCGAATTCTTCAAAGGTACTTAGTAGTCGGTCGAAACCAACAGTGGATGGAAGCAAAGATTTGCCGTATGGCAATGATAGATGTGTCATAGTTTTCTCCTAAAAGCGAGTTAATTAAAATTACTACCCCGAAGGCATAGTATACCTGCTTACTTAATACAGGGTCAACTAACGGGTGACAGTGCAATTGCCCGGACGCCTTTTACCGTAGCATCAAACAGCCCTAAGGTGGGCTCTTTTTATTTATCCACCGGTTGTGGTTTTTTACCTATGTTATACTTTGGTACTAACTGCCAATCATTTTTTTCTTTATGTGAAATAATCTTTACCTGAGACAAAGACACAGTTGGCTCCTTGGTCTTTTCAGCATTGACAATCTTAATAAGTTCCCAATCTCCCAATAAATTGGTAACAGTATTTCTCCGAGCGATATCATTCTCGGTTAGGTCTGTTGGCTTACCATCCAATGAGAATAGTTCTTTGAAGTGTACAATATAATATTTGCCTTGCTTATGCAGGATGTGGCAAGATTGGTACAAAATTTTTTCTTTTTTTGATGCTACACCAATGCGGGTGAGTGTTTCTCTTACCTTTAGGAAATCATCTCTTTCATTCAAGGTCACCTCTACCATGTCTTCTATTTTAATCATTATTTCTTCACTCCGCCTTTATCTAGTTTTTCTTTTATCAAAGCGATATGTTCTTCTGATAGAATGCGTAATGCTTCTTTAGCTTTTTCATTTGAATAGCCAAAATATTCTTTCACACAATCCAAGTCCTTAACCACGACCTGTTTTTGCCAGGCCTGAAACTTTCGTTTTATAGGTCTGATGGTATTTAGAAGATATTGATATTGAAGTTTTTTAGGTAAATTGTGATTCATATTCATCTGGTTCGCATATAAAATGCAATCCATGTGATATGAGAGTGAGCGGTTTACTATGAATGGTGCATAGTCACTTTCGTTCTCAAGTACATCTTTCTTAGACAGTAAAATACTTGGAACAATGTCTTTGAATAAATCGGCCATTATTTGTAATCTGTATGGCTATATTTCATCAGTTCGACGATTTCTTCTTCGGACATTTTATACACAGGAATACATGCTTCCTGTTTGATAGGAATACCAATCATTTTAGTACCAAATTTGGTTGTGTATTCAATTGTCCTAAATTCTTTTGGAGATAGACGGTAAACCCAACCGTCCGAGAAGTGTTTGAATTTAATATGTGGAACTGAAACAATATAAAGAACGTCAACTTTCCTACACTTGTTCAACTGGTTCGGCCGAAAGGAAAAACAGTTGGCAAAAACGTAAGGTGATTCGGTTTTAACTTCAACTTTTTTACCGTCAACGAGCATATCTTTTTCATGGTCATACTTGTTGATAGAATGTTCAATCACAAGACCCGGATGAAGTCGATTTAACATATTCGTTACAACCTTTTCACCAGTCAAACCCAGTTCTCCCATTTTTTCTTCACGTGTCATCATAATATATCTCACTTAAATCCACATTCAACCATCAATTCAGTCAAGCAAGCAACTAAATTAATTTCTTGGTCTGCAACAAAGGCCGCCTGATATTGATATTTTGCAAGGACCAGAACAGCAATAGGAATACTATCCGGTAACAAATATTCGTACATGTTATCATAGATTTTACGTATGATAGTTGCACTATCTGAATCAAGATTATTAGTTACCCACTTACGTGACGTACCAAAATCTTTAGCTTTTAATGCTTTAACAAGTTCTGTAATATTAATATCAGAAACAATGCCAAGAATACCTTTGTCGATACTTTTATCTGAGTTGGAAGAATATCTTTGAAGTTCATTTAAGACACGACGATTATCTGGAAAGTGTTTAGTAATAACAGCGGCAACCACTTGCTTATCATAAGTTACACCTTCTTCAGAAAGAATCCATTCTAGACGCTTAAAGAATTGTGAGGCCATTTTAGCTTTTTGGCCATTTTGTAATTTGAATTCAACAACAGAACAACGGGAATGCAGTGCTTCCATAATCTTATGTTTGAAGTTGCAAGTAAAAATGAAAGAACAATTAATTGCGAATTCTTCAATAGAGCCACGAAGTGCGGCTTGGGCATTGTGAGACAAGTAATCAGCCTCATCAATAATGATGACCTTTCGGCCACCAGAAAGACTCATTGATGATGCATAATTCTTGACTTTGATTCTGATGTCGTCAACGCCATTTTCGTCCGATCCGTTGATGACAATATAATCGCAGCCAACTTCTTCACAGAGGGCTTTTGCAATCGTTGTTTTACCGACCCCTGCGGATCCAGTAAGTAGCAAATTTGGGATTTCTTTTCTGTCAACATATTCCTGAAAGGTAGATTTAATAGACTCCGGAAGAATACAGTCCTCAATTTTATGAGGACGATACTTTTCCACCCACAACATTTGTTTGCTCATTCAAATTCTCCATAATATAAAACATCATTGTATCACATTCTACGCCAAGTGTCATTCTCTTTGACATAAAGTTTACCATCAGGACCTGGTACAATTTTCACTGCAACATATTTTTCTGTTCCAGGTTTGTATGTTGGTCCAAGTCCTCCAAGTCCTACAATGTACATGTCATTTGTACCATATACTTTTGCAGGAGGTAATTCTTCACCATATATTGCTTGTAGTTGCAACACTGGTTTTCCTTCAAGTTGTTTCTCTAACTCCGCGGTTGGTAGTTCATCTTGCTTATATACAATACGTTCTTTGACTTGTTTATAACCTTCAACACCAACTGCGAGTAGACCAACCAGCCCTAGGCTTTTTGCAAAGTTTCTACGGCCGACTGGGTTCATTTTGTTTCAGTCATACCAATGTAGAGTGCTTCGAATTCATTATCTTCAGTCACTTCTTCTTGGAAAGATTGCTTGTGGTGAGTTTTTGCCATGCGGCGGAGAACTTTTTTAGGAATCTTGAAGTTATCATAGAGTGCATCAATAACATCTTTGATAGCTTCTTTGTGAGAATCAATTACCGTCATTTCATTAGAAATTTCAGAGAGTGCATCACGAATCGATTTGAGTTGGTTCTCATCGAAAGAACCATATAGAGTATTCACAGTAGTCATAATTATTCTCCGTACTTGGAACCAGTTTCAGTAGTCACCCAATATTCAACCGGTACAGTTGTATTCTTAAAGTGACCAATGCCTTTAGAAGCAATAGAAACTTCATATGCACCAGGAACAAAACGCAGATTTTCTGTAGCAAAGACCATACGATACTTTGTACCTGTACCATTTACATTCAAAGTTGTTGAATTAACGTGTGATGCATCATCTTTTGCATCAAAAGTTTCGATTGTGCAAGATTCACCGTCAGAAACAAAGGCGATGTTTGGTGAACCAAGTGCTGATGCAACTCTAAAAATCCATTCTAGGTCTTGTGCGTCAAGTGGAAACTTGATTTCCGCGTTTTCCATAGAAATGGTTTTATCGGGTGGAACAAGAATAGTCTCTTTGGCCGCTTTACGATACTTGGTACTAGAACGACCACCAAGGCCTTTGATGATGATGTTCTTTTCTTCAATCTCAATTTCAGGTTGTGCATCACGTGAAAGTGTGATGTTACCCAAGAAATTATTCAAGTCGTGAATACCAAATTCAGCTTCGAACGTGTCGGCTAATTCTGCTCTCGCAAGAATGTTTTTTTGTTTAGAGATAGTTTCAATAACATTGCCGGGTTTAATAAAGATACCCTCATTAATTGATGCAAAGTTTTTCAAAATACTCATCGTATTTGTGGAAAGTTTCATAATAATACTCCTTAAGTAGGTTCACGGATTATATCAGTTCCGAAGGAACTAATCAAGCATTTCTTCAATTTTTTCTTCAAGTCTTCCAGACTTCCAACGTTGTCGATAGTGTGGTCAATATCTTGACCAACCCATCTCCATTCAGATTCATGCACATCACTGCGTTCTTGCATCCAAAGTTCAGCGTGTGTATCACCACGATTTGCTTTTGCCGCAATTTCATACCAATGTGGTGTGATGCCACGTTTAATTTCAATTAATGTGCCACCGTGTTTATTGATAAAAGAAATTTCATTCTGAAATCTAACATCAGTGATAACATAATTTTGTTCGGGTGCGTTATCGATATAGTTCTTTAACTTAATTACCCAAAAATCTTTATGGAACACATCACGACCAACTTCGGTACCCATGAGTTGAAGTGCTAAACGTGGTGTAAATTCTTTTCCGAATTCTAATGACCAAAAGCTATCTGGTTTTTCTCGCCATTCACGTGAGTGTTGTGTATCACCCTCCAATAAATGACGAGGCCAACTAAACATTTCTGCGGTAACATCTTTAACACCTTTTGCAAAGGATATGGGAGTGAATCCCATATCTTTAAGAATGTCACCTGCTGTACCTTTACCTGAACCAATAAATCCAAGTAAACCAACAAGCATCACATTTCTCCAACGTAATTCGCTACGGCAGGCATGTCGCCTTGGAAATGATAGGTACCGATGTGTTGTGTACGCATCCATGGGCAGAGCCAAATTTGACCACCCATATTACGCCACCATTGGCAGAACATGTAATCTTCTGAAAGATAACGTTCCGACACTGGATCAATAACGGTATCAAAGTATGCATGAATGTAACGTGAGCCGTCAAAGTGTGCTTGACCAACGTGGTCTGGTTTATATTTTAACTGTGGATAGTGTTCAGCAAATTTAGGGAACACTTCACGTTTAATCATCATAAAGCCTGTACCAATTTCCATAACTTCAAGTGGTTCAGAAACAGAGAATTGTGCAGTACCTTTTACTGGATTGAAAACGTAATCACCAGTAAGTTTTTCTAATGTTCCGGAATCAATATCCGGATGCATCTGTACAGCCTTCTTGATGTTATTCCATTTGATGGCTTTCTTAGGATAAGGACCCCCAATAACATCACGATCTAATGCTAACATTGCGATAACATCTTGTGGATTAAAGTTAATGTCCGAATCAATGAAAAGCATATGAGAGCAATCAGAACGATTTAAGAATTCATCAGCTAGATAATTCCTTGCACGTGTGATTAAAGATTCGTTGAATAGGAATGAGAATTTAACATCGATTCCATATTGGATGCACATACCTTGAAGGTCGAGGCAAGCCTTCATGTACAAACCGTGATTTTGTCCACCATACATTGGTGTGGCCACAAATAGTTTATGTTTTCTTAATTCTTCTGTTTTGATTGAAATTTCCATTTGTACTCCAAAAATAAAAAAAAGGAGAGACCATTAAAAAATGGTACCCTCCTATGTCAAACCAGGATTAAACGGCTTGTGGGCGAACACCCATAGCACGGCATTGTGCTTTGAAAGACTTGGAAGGAGTTCCAAGACGGTAAACAGCAACCTTAGAGCCATCAGCACGCGACTTAATGTTGGTGTAGATAGCATAGCCTTCTGTACGCAACTCAGCAATACGTGCGGCAACATTGCTGATACCAAAACGTGTGCGAGCCTGTGCTACGCTGAATGTGTTGTAACCTTCCTTCTTAGTCAAGGCTTGCAACATTTTTTCTTTAGCGGTTAATTTTTTCATAATAAACTCCATTTTAAATTTAAGAACACTGCTCTTGTGAGCAAATCATATTATACAATTATGTAGGATAAAAGTCAAGTGTTTTTGTGGCACACTTGATGATTTACCGTCCCACTTGCGGCAAATATTTTTGCTTGGTTTCTTCCCAAGACATATATACCAAATCATCATAGAACAGAGTTTCATATGAAACATTGTTCTTCTTTTGTAGTTGACGAATTCGACCTTTGGCATACTTCAATTTCCAAAGTTCCGAAAGTGCTTCTTCGGATGTATCAAAAGATTTAACGAGTTGGTCCTCCGTAATTTCTCCACGGAGAAACTCATTGGTATTATTGTAGAGTGGTGAAAAATAGATACCACGTTGGTGTGCTGTACGTGTTAACTCTTTTGGAATACCAAGTTTTGGATACAAGAAATGTAATGAACGATTCTTGTGGTCGCGTTTGAACGGCAGACCTTTATCATTCTTAGCTTCCCACCATTCAAAGTATTTCTCCGTATGGTTTTCTTTGAGCCAATTCCAAAGCATGTTTAGTGTAGATTTACGAGGTTCGAAAGCAACCGAACCGGACGAGAAACCCATTTTGTTCCAGTGTTCAAGACCATCATACTGAGATAGACCACCAGACTTAGTATTTCCGTAAAGAGAAGTGGTTGTAACTCCAGCAAGAACATCACCATACTTTTCTTTCCACAATTTTTGAACTGTGTCAGATAAACAAAGCAACGCAAGTAATTTACCACCCATGTAATTGAAACCAAGTGGCTGGAGTGGAACAATAGAAGAACCAATTGCAGTGTGGTTAATCATACCACCTTGAGTTTTCTTTTCACGTTCCCAACCAATAGCAGTATCACGTGGTGTCAAGTCAAGAAAGTCGGAAGAAATACAGATAACACCAAGATACTTACCAGTAGCATCATCTTTGACAATGAAGTTAAGATTACGACCAATGTTTGAGTTGTTCTTCATCGTTGAGATAAAGGTACGTGTCGTGTTCCACAATATAGGAAGGTCTTTGGTACGTTTTTTGTCGCTTTTTATGGTTGTACCGTCAATTCCTGTCGTGAATTTTGATCCGGAGTCATCAGTAAATTCCATGACAGGACGTAGATTCATGAAGTCATCAGGTGATTCTGGTATCCAGATGTTGCTCTTGGCAAGGTCGATATACTTACCCTGTTCTCCATCGACAAGAACCTTTTCATCACCCCAAAAGGTGTTGTTTGTTTTTGTAGGAAACTTTTCTTGCACTTCACACCACTTCTGGAACAAAGTATATTCTTTAACATCCATACCGGATGCATAAGTCAAATCTTCGGTAAGAACTTTCTTCAGTTCTTCGGTATCAATGTGTTCAAAGGAACTTTTTGGATTCTTTTCAGACCAATCTTCCCATTGTTTCTGAACATGTGTTGGCCACTTTTCGTTTTCAGTTTCAGAATCGTTTGACATTAAATTTTTCTTTCACCTTGTTAATCATCATTTTTTGAATCTTGTGCCTTTGTTCGGCAAGTTTAGAACGTTTCTTGATTGCCATTTGCAAAGCCAACGGCTTCATATGCACAGTATACACTATTCCGTTCATATGGTCAAGTTCATGTTGAAAGCAACGAGCAGTTAATCCGGCAAACTTGGCTGTTTTGGTAACACCGGTGAAATCTTGGTACTCCACTTCAATTGTGGAGGGACGTTCAATGTTTAGGAATAAATCCATATAAGAAAGACATCCTTCTTCCATTCGTATTGTTTCTTCTGAAACAGAAATGATTTTTGGATTGAAGAATGCAACATATTCATCACCTGTACCCATTACAAACACACGATAATTATAACCACATTGATTAGCCGAAAGACCTAAACCATTGTGCTTCTTACAAGTTTCAACTAAAGAACTTGCAAAAGTGTTTGGATCAACTGAGGGATTTTTGAAATCAAATTCTGGCAATGTGGATTTTAACGCAGAATGAATTTCTGGAACTAATGGAAATATTTCAACTTTTTTAGAGATTATGGGTAAATCTTTTTTCCACGCATCTGTGTCAATTATTAAAACACCATTTTTTATATCACTCATTTTACGACCTGTGAAAAGTTATTTGTTTTTTGGAATTTAATTATAGACCTAAACTTATCAAAAAGTTGGTCACCTTTATGGGATATCACAAAAACATTCGTGCTATTATCTAGGCTGTTCAAAAGTTTGAGGAATTCTTCTGTACCAACACCGTCAAGGGAAGAATCAAACACTTCATCGAGAACCAATAGATTAGTGTTTACAGAGTTCTTCATCTTGGCAATTTGTCTCCAAGTGAACAATAAAGCAAGGTCGATACGCATCTTTTCACCTTCGGAGAATGATGCATAGGAGAATTCATCACGATGACGAGACTTAATTATTTCTTCAAACGATTCGTTCAGATTAAAATTGACAAAGAAGTCCATCGAGGTTAAATACTTGTTAATCAACTTGTTCATAACAGGGAGATATTGTTTGATAATCTTTGTTTTGATACCTGTATCCCTAAGAAGTGTTGCCGCAAATTCTTGGTATTGTTTATCTAAAGAAAGTTTTTCAGCAAGATTTTTTGCTTCTTGTAATTCGGCATTCAAAACCTTTAATTTTTCATCATTATTTTCTGTTGATACTGTACGTGTTCTAAGTTCATCAACCTCTCTCAATAGTTTTGCATTGTACGTATTGATGCCTGTTACTTGTGTATTCAGTTTAACAATTTCGGAATTGTGTGAATTGATGTGATTTTGCACACCTTCAATTTCTTTTAGACGGTCGTAAACGTTCTGTAGTTCTTGTTCCAACTTTGTTGTTGCAGTTGTTATTTCTGTAATCTTGAGTTGTTTACCTGTTACTTGACTATCTTTTGTTTCCGTTGCAATAGCTTGTTGACATGTTGGACAATTATCATTTGTTTCATAAAATGTAATTTCTTTATTTAATTTTCTAACATTGTCTCCAAACTTAGATTGTAGAGTTATCAACTTTGTGTTTCTAGATGATACAGTAGTTTTATCGGAAATTTTATCCGTCAACTGTTTAATGTGTTTTTGTATTAATTCAATATCTTTTGCAATCTTGTTTAGATATATACCATTGTCTGTAACTTCTTTAACCTTTTTGTTGATTTCAACAAGATGGTTTTTCTTATGTTCTTCTAAATTTTGTTTCTGTAAACTTATCTTCTCACCAGCCAACTTGATTGTATAGTCAACCGTTTTCTGTTCATCTTTAATTGAAGTGATTCTATTCTTAACAATAGAATTCATTGAAGAAAAGATTTGGATGTCCAGAAGGTCTTCGATGATTGTTCTACGGTCAGCAGGTGATAGTTGCATGAACGGAACAAAAGATGCTGAGCCTAAAATAACAACTTGTGTGAAAGACTTGTAGTTTAGTTTTAAGATGAACTTCTCAAGATGTTCTTGATAATCTTTTGCTTTAGCATCTTGGTTTACCAAAGTACCATCACAATAGATTTCAAAGATGTTTGGTTTGATTCCACGAACAATTTTATATTGCTTCTTACCAATATTAAACTCAATCTCAACCACACAATCCGAATTATTGATCGTGTTTATCAACTGTGGTTTATTGATTTTACGGAATGACTTACCGAAAAGACCGAACGTGAGTGCATCCAGAATCGTGGATTTACCCGCACCGTTGTGACCAACGATAAGTGTGTTCGTTGATCGTGTAAGTTCAATTTCAGTGAATGCGTTGCCGGTTGAAAGAAAATTCTTCCAACGAACTTTTTCAAAAGTAATCATTATCTAAATTTTGGTCCTAGTATCCAAGTAACAAGGGTTTTTCTAAGTCCGCTAGTCACGGGATTTACCTGATGTGGTATGAAAGAAGGAAACATTAAAACTTGTCCTTTTTCCAACCTAATTGGAATTCCACGACCTGGTCCTGAAACCTCTAAAGACAAATCTCCACCTTCATATTCCGATGAATCACTTAACATTACAATGAGGCTGAGTTTACGCATGTGTTCAAAGATGTACTGTCCATCGAATCCATATCTAATGTCTGCATGAAATTTTTGGTGGCCACCAACATCATATTCCGCATATTGCATATACTTATAACCAATAAGGTCAAAACCAAATATAGTGTCATTATAAAATCCAACCAAGGTATTGATTTTATCATAAATCCATCGATTCTGTGAATCTGGTTGTTCTATAAAATGTAGTCTTGCTTTTCTTTCTTCATAATCATGACCATTAAATAACTCGCCATCTCGCAACATAAATTGAGAACAATAATTGGAAATTGTATCGATTTCTCCTGGCACAAAAAAACCAGTGTCAATGTAATATTGTGTTGGTGTTATTAGTCTTTTTTCTGGTTCATTTACCAGTCTTGTGGCGTATCCGTTCATTATGTTTCCTCATTCAATGCTTCTATATACAGTTCCCTGAGTAGGTTCTTTATTCTATCTTTTTCCAAATCAGTTGTCAAGTTATCGACATACTTATTTAGAATTGTTGTTGTATCTTCTGCTTGATCTATATCATCATCAGTGAAGTCTTCAGTTTCAGTGAAGTCTTCGGCAATTGTAATATCAATTGGTACGGCTTGGTAAATATTGTTGATAAAGGTATCAAACAAATATGGATTTGTTTTGTTCAAAACAACCACTTTGACGTATGCCGTTTTTAAATGTGTTAAGTCCATCGATGTAATGTCTTTAATTTCCACATCCTTATCATCATAAACAACTTTGATAAACATACGATTAGGATTCTGTATGAATTCCAATTCATGTGTCTTCAAATCAAAGATATGAAATCCACGTGGATCATCATAGTCCTGCCAAGTTAATTCATATGGATTGCCAAGATAATGAATGTTCTTTCTACTTGACTTGTGGTGATAATGTCCAGAAAACACCATATCAAACTTATCAAACATCTTTGGTTCTAGTCCCTCATGTGAAGGTGCACCACGATACATTTGGAAGCCCTCAATCTCAAAGTGTCCCATGCAGATTGTGGCTTCTGTAAGTTTCAATGTATCCATAGAATCAGTATAATTCTCGGCACAAATCCATGGCATCATGCAAATTGAAGTTTCACCAATAACAAGATGAGGTGTCGGACCCTTTATGATATTAATGTTATCATATTCTTCTAGCACAAGTCTAGGTGAATTAACTTCATTTGTGTTCTTGTAATATGTATCATGATTACCCACCAACATATGAACTTTGATACCACGGTCGGCCAACTTGTCAAAGAACATCTTCTTTGCACGTTGAAGTGAATAGAAGTTTACATACTTACGTCTATCAAACGTGTCACCAAGAATAAGCAGAGTGTTAATTCCGGCAGAATCAATAGCAGGAAAAAATGTTTCATCATAAAATGTTTCATAGAAATCCAAAAAGTGGAGAGAGTCATTTCTAGCCCCGAAATGTTGATCTGTTATTATTGCTACTTTCAATTCGTTTCCTTAATTCCGTGCTACTATAAGTGTGTGTACGGGTATTATAGTAATACTCTTTGTCAAGATGTTTACCAGTAAAAGTCTTAGTCCTATACTCCTCGCCAAGTATTCTAACATCATATTTCAATGTTGTCAATAGGTTTAACAGGTCTTCTTCAGTGGAATACGGTATAATTTCATCAACGTACTTGCAACCTTTGAGTTGCACATATCGTTCGTAAACTGTCTGTACCGGTTTATTTTTATCCGGTCTATCTAATGTTGGATCGGTTTGAAGACCAACAATTAGGTAATCACAATGTTGCTTTGCTTCTTCAAGCATCAACACATGACCAGCATGAAATAAATCAAAACACGAACATGTAAAGCCAATTTTTTTCATTTTATTCTTCTAAGAACTTTTCAATACCTTTTTCTTTTTTGATTGCCTTTTTTCGTTTCTTAGTTTCTTCAAAGGTTTCAATAAAATCGGAAATGTTACTGTATAACTCAAATGGTTTAACCGGCATATCATCATAACCCATCAGTTGATTTTCATCAAGCAAACCAAACTGTTCTGTAGCTTTATACTTAACGTATAGTTGTTTCTTTTCTTTTTGAATTCTTCTGAGAAACGCAAAGTAAATAATCTGTGTGAAGTAAGCAAAAGCATTTGATGATTTTGTGGTATCAAAGTTTTCAAAGTACATCAAGCAGTTTTCAATACCATCACCAACCATTTCATCACGGTAAGAATAGTTAATAAAGTTTGGTTTATGTGATAACCCTTCAGCAATCTTCATAAAACATTCTCCAATGTAATTTGGAATTCTAGGTTTTGGTTTGCCTTCAGCTTTGGCAACCGCCACCGAATTCTGATAGTCTACCAGTGCTTTACAAAAATCTCCATTATTGATGTAATGTCTTTTTGGTTTTGCTGTTGGTATTGGTGTTGTTACGGTATTTAAATCGTTCATAATAATGTTTACCTTAAAAATGCTTGACTTTTGCTTGCCAAAGGCGCACACTCCATATGTACCCTCTGCATGTTTATATTAATGTATTAGTTCTGTTGAATCAGGTCCAACCGACTCTAGCATCATCAACATTTCTTCCTTAGAGAGGGAGTTTTCTTCTTCGTTAGAAGAAGATGTGTTGAAGTTTTGATACTTTTTCAAGGCATCAACGGAGTTTTCGTAATATTCAGAAAATTCAGAAGTTGGTTCGAGCATAGTTATAATTTCACTTTCCATAATAAACGCTTCATTATGGCGAATTAATGGAACAGGTAACCAATGGTTCATCATAATAACGTGTTTATCATTTTTATAATCTTGTTTAGTAAGAACCACCATAGGTTCTCTTAAAATAAAATTTATTTTATCCACCTGCTCAATATAACAAATAATGTCTTCACCACTTTTAAGACGTACTATTTTTACTGCTTCCATTTTTTAATCCTATCTTATACAGTTTATAATTGAACTTCTCATCATTATATATCTTGGTTCGTTCCACGAAATGTTTTAGAGTAAAATTCATATGATTTTTGTATCTTAAATCATCGGCTATATCGTAGAGTACCGCTTCAGTTTTGTTATCACCGAGTCGTAGACCACGTCCAATAGATTGGAGATTTCGAACTCTTGATTTGGATGGAGATGCGAATATAACATTATGGAGATTCCTAATATTAATTCCAGTGCTAAAGGTACCATAACTAGCCACAATAATAGCGTCATTTTCTTTCTCCGTAATACTTCTAACTTCTTCTCTTGTTTCCGTATCTGTTTTACCATATACAAAAAACACTTTTCTTTCTCCAATATTTTCCGTCTTACTTATCATATCATACAATATTTTGCCATGTTTGTCAACATATTGGTAAAGGATTAGAGAGTTTCCATTCAAAGATACCGAAAGATTTTTAATGAATTTATTTCTATTTTCATTGAGAATCAGGTACTCCATTTCTTCTTGGTAAGTCTTACCTTTCATCAATTTACAGATTTCATCATCATGTTTTAAAATCAAACATTTGATTAAAAAATCGGCAATTTGTTTGTTGTCCATTAGTTCTTTGGTTGTTGTTACCTTTTCAACCGGTCCAAAGAGACCTTCAAGTACCAATTTGTGTGTTTTAGTTCCATCAAGTGTACCTGTTAGACCAATGCGATATTTTGCATTGATACAATTTGACATAATAGAAACAAGTGACTGTGCTTTGAATAGGTGTGCTTCATCACCAATCACAAAATCAAATTGGTGAAAATATTCTTTAGGTTGAGTGTATAGAGATTGCCACGTGGAGATTGTCAACGGCAATTCTGTGTTCTTGTCTCTGCCTTGGTAAATTCTGTGTACATTCTCTTGTACATTCCAGACATTCTTGGTTGAGTAATCCGCAAAGTCTGAATAAAGTTGTTCAACAAGTGAAGTAGTCGGAACAATAATGAGTCCTTTTTTACACTTGTATGTGAGTAGCTGACGTATTGCAAGATAAATGATTAAAGATTTACCTGATGATGTTGGTGATAGAAGAAGGCACCGATTATTTCTCATAGCATGTACGTAGGCATTCTTTTGGTAATCTCTAACTTCTATGTCATTATTTCTTGACTGTAACTGCAAGTCTGTGATAAACTTGTCTGCATGATACATAGAATAATCGTCAGTCAAATCAGGTCTTGGGTCACCATATTCCAAAGTATAATCACGTTCTTCACAGAAATTTTCTATGTAAGGAAGAAGCCCATGGTAAACCTGAAACGTTCTAAGGTCAAACAACCTTATCTTACCGTCCCAAATTTTATTACGAAATGCTGGAGTGAATTGGTGTCCTGGAACAAAGAAGGTAAAAAAATCAGACAGTTCTTGTGCTGTAGAACGTTCACAATTTACCTTAACGTATGTTTCGTTCCGTTTTGTTACTATTAGTTTAGTTTCCACCGATGAATCTTTCCCATGAAATATAATCTCTCAGTTGGAAAGTTCTACTCTTTAGTTCTTGCATGATAGACTCACACACAGAAATTGCTTCATCGTGATACATTTTCTTTTCTAACAAACGAATTAGTTCGCTGTCAGATTCCATGTAACGTTCGACACCTTGTTTTGTTTTCACATTCAAGAGAAAAGGTTCCCAACCATATTCTTCTAGTTCTTCTTTTGATAGTGAACCGTTATAGTATTCTTCTTTGATTTTACGCATACGTGCATAGTCAAAGTTTGCCCGCTTCATAGCAAGCCTATGGTTCACAAGAATTTTTAGATACTTATTATGTAGTGTGGGTATTTTTAGAAGTTCTTTTCCAGGTTCTGTGGAATCAATCACAGAATCTTTTTCCCACTCTTTCAATATTTCTTCAAGTTTACTCATCATAATCTCCATTGCAAAATTACATTATATCACAAATTACTGTCTATTTCAAACCAGTCATATCTAAAAGATGCCGTTGCAACAATGTGTTCTTCGGCAGATAATGTCGTATCTAATTCCAAATCACTAACTGAAATTGGAAAAAGGTTAAGATACTTAATACGCACTTTTGGATTGTTTTGATTAGACATTATGGTAAGAATAGCCTGCTTTCTGCCTTCCTTCCTTTTTGTATATGTGGATTCAACAGAAGAAAGATCCACCATCCAGTTATACAATGTTGTCCATGCAGTTAAGTTTTCATTCACTAGAAATGAAACATCAAACGTACCATATTCCAATTTAGTACCGGAATGATATAAGTCTAGATTGGGTGTTTGTTGCAACGCTTGACCTAATGATACGCCTGGTATGTTTGCCTTCTGGCAAAAGTATATCATGTCTGGAACTTCTGGAAAAGTTAGAACAAATTTTGTTGGTTGTAAAAAATTGGTATTTTCGGGTTTCATAGAATTCTCCTTACATACTATTTAGGACCAAAAAAAAGGGGTCGATTTCGACCCCTTTTAAAGTACCACTCTACGGTGGCTTTTTTACTTGAGAATTACATCAAGTTAGCTACGCGGAAAATACGGTAGTACGTATTACGCTTAGAGTACAACTGACCTAGATCAACGTTGTCGCCACCAGCAAACGGATTTGCAACCATACCGTAACGAGTCTTAAATCCAATTTTTGGTTGGAATGTGAACTGGTCAACTGCACGAACCATTTGTAGAGGAACGTAAGGGCAGTAGAATAGACCGGCGTCATAAGGAGAAGAACCCTTATAACCGATTGTTACCAATTCTTGGTTAGAAGTGTAGCCACCGAAATATGGATCGATGTATACTTTGATACGACCATGTAGCAAACCAGCGAATGTGTTACCAGTGTCATCAACTTGCAAGTCAGCAGTCAAAGCTGGTGTATATTGTAAAACACCAGACATAGCCATAGCGGAAGCAACGTCAGATGATACAATCATCACGTTACCTTTGCCACGACGAGTTTCTTTGGCAATAACGTTAGCATCACGTTCAACTTGGAAAATCAAACCTTTGAAACGTTCAACAGACCAACGACCGTTAGAGTCAGTGTCCAAGTCGAATGTACCAGCAGTTGTTGTACCATATTGAGCACCGTTTTTAGCAACAGCGTAGATTGTACGGATAACTTCACGGTTGATTTCAGCAAGAATTTCTGTAGACAGAATATTAGACAATTCTGTTTCAGCATCAAGACCATGAATTGCTTTCAAGTCTTGTGCAAGTTCTAGAGAATATTCAGCTTTCAACGCACGGCTTTGAGCAGTAACAGTAACCTTCTCGATAGAGAAAGCCATTTGACCGAAAGCTGTGTTTGAATCAGAACCCAAGTTTTCAGCAGTAGCCGTTGGCATGCCGATACCGGTTGTGAATGTGTTAGCTGTTGTGAAACCGTTGCCAACTGGATTAGTGATTGTATCACCAGTCGTGTTGTTAGCGAAACCAAAACGGTTTGTGTTTGATGAAATACCAGCAAACTGTGTATTAGCTTCATTAAAGAATGCTTCTTTACCAGACGCTGTATTGTCTTGACCATACTTGGCACGCATTGCAAAAATCAAACCTGTTGGTCCTGTCATTGGCTGAACGCCAGCAACATCATACGCAATTAGGTTAGGTAATGCACGGCGAACCAATGAAATCAAGATTGGGTCAAAGTTTTGAACACCAGAGCCAGTAGTCATAGATGGGCCGGTAGCTTCGTTCAACATACCCATTTGGGCACGATCTGACGCCATAGCTTGAGATTGGTTTTCTAGAACCATGGCTGTAACAGCCTTCTTGTACGGATCCTTAATGGCTTCTAGTTCTGGATGTTCCAAAATTGGTTTCCATTTTTGTTTTAGTTCTTCAGATAAAAACATTTAATAACTCCTTGTTTTAAATTTAATTGTGGTATATTTATTTTGCCACAGATTTTGAGATTGAATTAACAGCGGCATTAATTAGAGGATCAGAGGATGCGTTTGTTGGCTTATCTTCTGGAACTTCTACGCCTTCTTCTAGAACAGATTTTTCAGCAGCCTTAACACCAGAAGGGGTATAAGCCTCTTTTAATGTGCTAAGTTTATCTGCGAATTCTTCTTCGGAAGTGAACTCGACACTCTCTGCGAGTGATTTAAGTTTTTCTACCTGAGTCTGTGTTAGACCTTCGCAAACTGTTTGCAAGGCCTGGATTCTCTTATGTTCATTGATTTCTTTTTTGAATTCAATAGAACGAGAAATTTCTTCGTTCAACTTGGCTTCTAGTTCTTCAACCTTGTCAGCCATTTCTTGAACAACATCAACTTTTTCTTCTGGAATGTCGATGTAGTGTTCTGCGAATAAATTCTTTAAACCACCAATAAAGTCTTCTACGATTTCGGCACGTAGACCAGACTCGATAGCTAGTTCATTTTCTTTCATCCATTCTTCTACCATATAGTTTAGGTAGTCATCGATCTTAGCGGCAAAGTCTTCTTTGAGTTCTTCAACTGCTTGTTCGAATTGTTCGTGAAGTTGTGCTTCTACTTCTTCCGCAAGTTCTTCTACACGTGACATAACTGCCGCTTCGAAAATTGTAGTAGCTTTTGAAACGAATTCTTCTGATAGGTCTTCGCCTTGGAGCATAGCATCAATGTCTTCTTTTAGACCTTTTTTAGCCATCATTTTTTTCATCATTGCTTTGTCCTGTTTAGAGTCTTCATGGCCTTCTTCTTCACCCATTGTATGTTGACCAGAAGGTTTTAATCCTGCCGTTCTATTTTTTAGTTCAGCTTGATTGCTTGCTCTACCTGCAAGGTCATTTCGTTTATTTGCTTTTGCTTCATCTCCATCACGGCTTGCATCGGAGGCAGCGCGGACTGCGGCACCACGCACTCTATTTAAAGTATTGACCGACAATTCATCTAATGTTTCAATATCTTCTTCGATTACGTTACCGTCTTCGTCAACTTCTTCGTTTTGGCCAGCGTAAGATTGGAATGTAGCACCATTGTTCTTAGCAAACATTTGCTTAGACTTAACACCAGATTTACGGTCACGAATAGTTTCGACAGTATCGTCTGCACCTTGTGTTGTAGCCATACCAGCTTCGCCAGCATCGGCAGCTTTTTCTTGACCAGGTTGCTTTGAAAACATTTTCTTAGGTTCAGAACCAACTGGTGGTGTTGCTCCTGGTGGTGTTGCAGTTGGTACGCCTTTAGTGTAATCTGGTAATGCATCTTCTGAGGAATCAGGTGAATCACCAATTTTA